AGAGAGAACCTACTAAAGAACTCCAAAGGCCAATACAGATACCTATTCAATTGGCAGGGTGGAGGATGGAATGATATCTGGGCTAAGGATCTTAAAGAGTTCAAGTCAGAACTAAAGAGACAATTTGCAGGAAGCGTAGTGAATTACGACACCCTACACAAGGCCACGCCAAGTGAGTCTATCAAGTGGGATCGGGATGGAGACATGATGTGCTGGTAACTTTTTTAAAATAAAAATAGGAAAGTACTTGCATACTAACTTAAAGTTTAATACATTTGTATAAGTTAATCATCTAAACAAAAAGGATATGAGCGTATCATCAACAGAGTTTATTAACAATCTTACTCCAAGTGAGTCCAACTTATTCAATGCCTACGTAAAGGTCTACATGGATACTTACCACTACACGCCTGAGGAGGCTGTTAGAAAGGCAATCGAGGGAATCGAGAATGCTAGAAATATAGATATGGAAATGAAGGCAATTGGATTCAATTACTAAAACAAAAAAGGTTATGACGATCAAAGAAATTAAAAACTTACAGAAGGATCATGGATACTTGGAACTGCAGGAAATGATCAATACAGGAATTGCTTGGAAATTGGAGGGATCAATAGGAAGGGCAGCAATGCAGGCAATAGAGTCTGGAGCATGCTATTTACCAACCCAAACGCATAAAGATTACTATGGCAATGTGATCCCAGACAGGAATCTTCTGGAGGAAGGTACCAAAGGAACTTTATTAAATTCAAAAAGATTTTGGGAAAGTACTTGCATACTAACTTAAAGTTTATTAGATTTGTATAAGTTAATCATTTAAACAAAAAAGGTTATGACACTAACACAAGCACTACTTAATCAAGGGAATGACGCACAGGAAGTACGGGACATTCTAGCAGACATGATGGATCGGGTTTATGATCAACAGGAAGACCCAGAGGAAGTTCTGGCAGACTATGGTCTGGAGCCAGACTATGTAATGGATTTGATCGGCATAGGATTCTAATTGGAACTGATATGAAAGATTCATTATTGAAGGAGACGCTCAAGATATCTGCAATAAGCCTAATATCTAAATTAATTGCTTTAGGATTAATACTATGGGTTTGCTAATGGAAGCGGTTAAGAAAGTGTGTAGCCATTGTGGTTCTACGGATGTACTGGTGGATGCATGGGCAAAATGGGATGAGGAATCCCAGACGTGGGTTCTGGATTCGGTGTATGAAAATAGTATCTGTAATGTCTGTGATGGTGAGTCAAAGATCAAAGATAAGCCTCTGGATTAAAAAGATTGGGAGAAATTTTCTCCCTTTTTTTTGTTTTATAAAAAAATAGTATTAGGTTTATATTAATAGTCCCAGCAGTTAGACTTTAAACACTGCCAAACTTGTGTAGCCTAATAAAATTTGGATGACACTTGGATCATGTAAATTAAAATCTCCGAACTGATAGCATCTTGCACACAGCAGAGCAGTCAGAGGCCTCAAGGTATACTAAAGTTCTGAGTTGAAAAAATAATTTAAGTCTGTGTGTTAGGCCTCATTCTGATTATAATAAAAAATAGAACCACATAAAAGGAAATTATTTTATAGTAAAGATTAATAGTCAATCATCCAGAGTCGAGTCTCTTCGAGATCCTCTCCTCTTCCTTCAATCGAAATTTAAATTTAGTTCCTCTGGATAGGATATAGTATTAAGATTATTTTTAATAATAAATTTAGGAAGTACTTGATTAGTAACTTAAAGTTTATTACATTTGTATAAGTTAATCATCTAAACAAACAGGTTATGTTAAACAGACAAGAATTACACGTATCTCTTTATGATGCTGGATACCAAGTGACAAGATTCGTAGCTGAATCATCTAGCATGAATAATGTTTATGCAGCAGCAGTTAATCTAGCAGAGCATAATAACAAACACTTAAGAAGTGATGAGTACTGGGTGGAAGTAAGGGGTACTGAAGGGGAGTACTTAACTCGAGTAAAATTCAATAAGCATACCAAGAAGTATCTAGCAGGATTCATATCCGAGGATGGGTATCAATTGGAGTGGCATGAAATAAACGAACTGCTGAATCCTGAGTATCAATTCAAATTTATAATGCCTCTCTAGTAGAGGCTTTTTTTTGTCTATACCACAAGAGTCCTTACACCAATCCTGTGGCTTTATTTTAAGCCCTCTGGAGAGACTTCACATGATTCGTATATACATCATTCCTGCAGATCATATCTCCTGTCACAGGTCTTAAAATAGATCCTGAGACATATCATTCCTGTAGAAGATCTTATTCCTGACTCTGGAGTATAAAAAAAATACCCCACCCATAAGGTGAGGCATTAATCATCTAACCCAAAACAATATTATATGTATGCTTCAAACATCTCTTCCGCCTGGAAGCATAGGCATCTTTCCTGTGGAACTCCAGAGGTAATGGTATTGAGTTCAGTTAGTATATCTTCTATACTAGAATGCTTATTCATTCCCGTGGTTTCAAAAAGAGTTAGTGCTAATTCCCTAACGACTTCTGCTTTAGCCATGTGTTGCATCCATTGGTTCTTGCGGAGGGGATTATCGAATTTAGACTGGTAGTAGTACCGGGCATTATCCAGGTTGAAAGTTAATTCAAAGGATAGGTAGAATGCAGTTCTCTGCTCAAATGATTTGGTCATGATTTTGTTTTTTTAGTGTTTATAAAAATATAAAAGTGAAGGGGTTAAACCCCCTCACTAAATTCTACTATTTCTCCATGTGCTTTGAGTTCCTGCAAGGTAGATATATTAATCATTCTATATTCCTTTTTTTGCATATCAAAAACAGTTAGCAAGTTTTTTTCAATTGGATTGAATTTTTGCTCCCCTCCTTTTAGGTGTTTTTTAACCCCTAGCTGGCAATTCATTACCCTAGTACTGCCATCCTTTTTGATGAATGTAGCTGTAAAAATTTTATTTTTACCTACGAATTCCTTGATAATTTCTACTCTTTTTTCCATGTTTTTTTTGTTTAGTGTTATGGATTAAAATCGATTACCCTTAATCGATATACAATAATACGGCGGATATATTTACCAAACAAGTACCCAATGAAAATTTACACTATTTTTAATAATCGATCATTCTATTAACAGATTCGCAATAAACCTAGCCCTAAAATAAAAAGAATGTAAATTTTCAATTCAAATTAGGTTACTAACTTAAACTAGCCTATATTTGATTCATCAATAAAGCAAAACACTAAAACAAAAAAACTATGGGAATTTTAGCAGTAGATTCAAACGCCAAAACTATCAAAGGTCAAGCAATGGGATATTTTACGGCAATATCTTATTTAGCACCTTGGAAGCAAGCCAACGGAAAAACCAATGTATGCGGGGATGCAACACCTGGATGCATTGATGCTTGTTTATATACTAGTGGTATGGGAGTTTTTCCAAATGTACAAAAAGCAAGGATTGAAAAAACTTTGGAATTCCTAGAAAATCCAAAAGTATACATGGCAAAAATCCATAAGGAACTTGAAAAACTATTCAAAAAATATGGAACTGCTTTGGTAGTTCGTTTGAACGGAACTAGCGATATTCCTTTTGAAGGTATTAAATATGTATATAATAATATTGAATATACTAATATATTTAATGCATTCCCTAATATAACTTTTTATGATTATACTAAAAATCCTAGGAGAGTTTTAAAAAATGATATTAGTAATTACTATTTAACATTTTCTAGGGCTGAAACTAAACTTAATATAGAAGCTTCTAAAGTTATATTAAGCGAAGGTAAAAATGTAGCTATAGTATTTTCTCAAAAGTTATATAACGAACTTATATTAAAAGAACAAATATTATATAATGGAAAGCTAGTTAATATATTAGACGGCGATGAAAACGACTTAAGGTTTTTAGATAAGCAAGGTAGTATAGTAGCTTTAAAAGCAAAAGGCAAAGGTAAAAAAGATAATACTGGATTCGTAGTACATAGTTTAGACGAACTTTAATATAATCCTTAAACATATAACTAAGGGCTCCTAATATAGGGGCCTTTTTTATTTAGTATAGATCCTTAAACATATAATAAGCCTGGACTATGTAGATCCTTAAACATATAACTAAAAACTATATTGAATGTATATAGCCCCGACCTAGTAGTTATATAAGGGTTACATAAAAGTTATATAAAGTTTATAGTTAATTTATATAGGGCCGCATGAGACGACAGGAGCCAATCCCAACCGCTTTTCACATTTATGACAATTTTTGACTAAAGATGAATATATATTGGGTACCCCCTTTAAATGTGTGTGAATTTCCTATGTAGGATTTTGGTTATTTATATTGGTATATCTAAAAAATTTTTTGGGAATATTTTTTGTATGGGGTGATATATTTTAGTATATTGGTTTAAATGTATTTTAGTTTATGGAGAGTAGATCATTATTAAGGGTTGGGATTATATCTGGGTATTTTAATCCTATTCATGTTGGGCATATAGAATTAATTGAGAGGAGTAGGGAGGTTGTGGATGTATTGTATGTTATTGTGAATAGTGATTTTCAGCGGGAGTTGAAGGGGAGTAAGGAATTTATGAGTGAGGGTGAGCGATTGAGGATTGTGAGTAGTATTAAGGGAGTTACTGGATGTTTTTTATCTATTGATAGGGACCGGAGTGTATGTTCTAGTATCAGGATGGCACATAAGGATGTGAGTTCTTATTATTCGTGGTATGATTTGGAGTTTAAGTTTATTAATGGTGGTGATAGGGGTAATGGTGAGATTCCTGAGGTTGTTGTATGTGGGGAGTTGGGTATTGAGATTTTGGATGGTTTTGGGGATAAGGTACAGAGTTCTTCTTGGTTATTAGGTAGGTAGGCTATGAGTATTGATAAGGACACTTTTGATAATATATTTGGGTTTAACAGGGGTATGTCTCCTGAGGACGGGATATTGTATGCGTTGGATGCTCATAGTAAGAATGAGTTTGACAAGTTATTTTCTGCTGTTCAGATGTATGATTACGGGTTATATTTGTCAATGAGGTTTGAGGAGATTCATGAGGGGTCTTTTGAAGTTATTAGGGGTAGGGTTTACAGGTTTATTTCTAGGATATTTGATACTGTTGATCTTTTGAATATTGCTAGTCAGGGGGATATTAGTTTGTATGGGGATGAGTTTTATAAGATCCGGGATATGTTTGAGGATTTGCTTGGGTATTATGAGGGCATTGAGGATTACGAGCGGTGTTCTTATTTTTTAAGGATCAGGGATGATTTCTTTTCGAAGATAAAAATTTTGAATGATTAGGAATAGTGTAAAGTAGAATATATATTTGCTTGACAAAAAAATAGGGGGGATTTATGTATACGCAGAAGATTGGATTAGAAAAGGCGTTAGAGCTTGAATCTGCTGGTAAGATTATTATTGTAAGTACTGCTGTTGTTAATTCTCATGTTCACGAGAATGAAGTTAATTGGATGGATAATTATTTGACTTTGAGGTCTAAAGCACCTCATATTAATTCGGCTAATATTTTCAATCATTTCCCTACTCCTTATTTGATTGAGCATTTGCTTTATGACGCTAAATATTCTTCTAATTGGATATTCTTCAGGGGGGTTATGAATCCAGACTCTTCTAGTATTTCACATGACAATGTTGAGTATGTTTACATATTGACCAATGATTATTACCAGGATCTTGTAAAAATAGGCATGACTATTAAGTCTCCTGAGAGCAGGTTAGATAGTATAAATTCTACGGGGGTTGTTAAGCACTGGAAGTTGGCCTTTTCTATACCTTTACTACCGGGCACTAGTTTTAAGGTTGAGCAGCAGGTTCATAAAAGTTTTGCAAGCAGGAGGTATCATGCTGAGTCTTTAAATGATAAGGAGATGTTTAATGTCAGTTTACAGGAGGCTATAGATTCTGTTAGATCTATGGGTCAGTATTTTACTGCGGGTACTCCCAATTTTTACAATTAATTTAAATAAAAATAAAAGTTATGAATTTAACAGCGGAGCAATTACAAGAAAATTGGAATGTGCATTTGGGGTTTGTAAACAAGCACATTAGTGAACCTAGAAGGTCTAAGGTTTTGGAGATGTTGTCTAGTTTGGAGGAGGTCATGGTTATGGCACCTGCTTCTAGTAAGCATTCGTTTCACAATGCATTTCCGGGAGGGTATGTTGAGCATGTGAATAGAGTTGTTACTACTTCTATTGAAGTTGCTAAGATGTGGAGGGCTATGGGCGGTACTGTTGACTTCACTGCGGAGGAGTTAATTTTTTCTGCTTTGATTCATGATCTTGGCAAGGTTAGTGATGGGGATAATGTTAACTATATACCTCAGGATAATGCTTGGCGTAGGGATAACTTGGGAGAGATATACACTAGTAATCCTGAGATGGATTATATGATTACTCATGATAGGACTTTATTTTTGTTGCAAAAATTCGCGATTTCATTGACTAAGAATGAGTATTTTGCTGTGAGGTTGCATAGTGGTTTGTATGATGAGGCTAATAAGTCTTATTTTATTAATTACAATGAGTCTTCTAATTTAAAGGCTAATATTGTATATGTTCTTAGTACTGCTGACTTTATGTCTGCAAAATTTGAGTATGATAGATATAAAAATAAATCAATTAAAAAATAAAAGTAAATAGTTATGGATTATACGGCAATTTTGTTTATATTAATATTAGTAGTTCTAATTACTTCGTTTGGTTTTTTTATTTATAGACTTATTAATAAGTTGGATAAGTATGAAAATATTATTATGGAGCAGGACCAGATACTTACTGGATTACGTGAGGCAGTTCGATATTCTAGTGAAAAGTTGAAGGAGCATGATACTCGGGGTCATTATTCAAGTGATGATGATCTTGGTAATTATTTTAGAACTTTATTGGAGGTGGATAAAGTTATAACGGAATATATTGGATTAATCTCAAATGAAGAAACAGAAAGTAGGGAATAGATATTTTACATCAGATACAGAAAAGTGGATAGTCGAGTATAACAGCTCGACTGATCCTGTTTATAGGGCTAGTATATTTACGGATCATATATACTATCCTTTTTATAAGTTGGCTGAAAACATCATACATAGATTTAAATTCTATTATACTGATGTTGATAATTTAGAGGATTTAAAGCATGATATTGTCACTTTGCTTTTGGAGGAGAAGATAATGAAATTTAATCCTGTTTTAGGGGCAAAGGCTTATTCTTATTTTGGGACTATTGTAAAGAGGTGGCTTATAAATTACAATGCTCAGAACTATAAAAAATTAATGAACAATAGTTCTATTGACAATATTGATTTGATTGAGGATACTCCTAGGGTGTATACTGATTTAAGTAAAATATCTTTGAGCTCTGTTATAAATGATTGGGTTCAGGATTGTTATGATAGAATAGATACTATGTTTACAAGGGATGCGGAAAGGAAAGTAGCCTATTCAGTGTTAACATTGTTTGATAAAAGAGAAAATATTAATGTATTTAAGAAAAAGGCTCTTTACATATATGTTAGAGAGATGACTTATTGTGAGACTCCTATTATAACTTCTGTTATAAATGTGCTAAAAGCAGATTACATTAAATTTACTGAAGATATTAAAGGTGACTATGAAGTAGTATCGTTTTAATTAATACTCTATTTATTTAAAAATGGGTATGTCTGAAAGTAAAGAAATTTTTAAGGGTAAGTCGGTAGAGGATTTGTATAAGGAGATTTATACTAACTCTAAATCCACAAAATCAAGGGTTAATGATTTGATAAAAGTCATGACCGATAAGGTAGAGAATACAGCAGATGCTATTCGCATAATGCCGGTAATAAAGGATTACTTGGATGTTGGGGTTAAGAATGATGAGCACTTGATTAAATTGGCTCAAATAATCCAAAGATCTGAGAGTAAGAATAATGTTTCCGATCAAGATATATACGGAGATCTTCAGTCTTTATTAGAGGCCTCTATTGAAACTCCTCAATTACCGGCTCCTAACAAATGAGATATTTAACTCCTTATAACTTAGGAAGTAGTCTTCCCAGTACCCCAGGGGGTGGAGGTAGCCCTTCCGCAGAATATGGAAGGGTTACTGAAGTTATATTGGCTTCTCAAACAAATGAGGGTGGATTAGGAATTAAGGCAATAAATAGTATTAGGTATTCTCCTATGGAAAATACTAATATCGCTTCAGATGAAGTTGATAAGGGAACGCAAATTGCATATCCTCTGGGAAGTGATTTTTTTACAATCCCGATTGTAGGCGAAGTAGTTAGGATTATTGATGTTCCATCGCCAAGTATTAACACACTTACAACTACCCGAGATAAATATTATACTAGGATTGTAAATTATTGGAATACTCCCAAGGATGGGTTATTTTTTGATACTTCTAAAAATATTGAATTTAGTAATCTACACAATAGTATAAATGTTAATCCTATAAAAACATCTATAGGGGATACAATAGTACAGGGTAGATATGGGCAGGTGATGAGGTTTACTCAGGAGCAGGATTCAGGCAAGCCTAGAATATATTTAAGTACTGGTAGACCATTTGAAGCTCCAGCTACCAATCAGGTTGAACTTGATTTACACAAGGCACAAAGTGGTATAGATTTTATAACCGATGGTTTGAGTAAGTTAGAAACAATTAAAATTTTTCAAAATAGCCATAGAAGTTCTGAAAAACCTAAAACATCCAATACCTATAAGGGAGAGCAAATATTAGTTAACACGGGTAGATTGGTATTGAATTCAAAGAATGATTCTACCTTGATATCTGCTAAGGAATCGATAAGTTTATCTGCAAATACGTTAAATCAAGAGGCGGGTAAGGAAATATGCTTTGATGCCCCTAAAATTTATTTAGGGCAAAAAGCGTTACTAAGTTCTAGCCCTGAGCCTATATTGCTAGGTGATAAGGTAGAATCTTATTTAAAAACGGTAATGGATGAGCTTATAGGCATAATGGATAGTTTATCTACTGCAGCAACAGCTGGTGGTGAGCCTCTACCTTTATTGAATAAAAAAGGAAGGGAAGTTTCTATTGTTTTAAGATCTCTTAGGAACAAATTAAATCCAGGGGGAATATCTACCCTTAAGTCTAAAAAATCATTTACAGAATAAATGAAATTTAAATCTTCATTGTCAAAAGTAGTAGCTCAACAGCTAGGGGCATTAGAGGGCCAGATAAAAGCCTATGCTATTACTACGTTAAATGATATTGTAGAAAATAAGCTTAATGATACATGTCCGCCACAAGCGGAGTTGCTTGTTATAGTTAAGAATTTAGATTCTATACAGAATATTTTAACAAAATACCAAAGGCAAGTACAGAAGTATAACTCTTTGATTGAAAAGTTAGATAGAGTTATTGAAACTACAACTACTGCGGTTAGATTACTTAGAGTATTACCAATACCAACTGCTGTAGCCGGTGTAGGGGTTCCTATAGGATTAACAAATAGATATAGTGAAAAACTTGGTGATTTATCTGATTTTTTAGAAAAATTAAATAATGACAAAAGAGCTATCGTTACTATAATACGATCCTCTAATATAGATTTATCTAAAGTACAGTCTACTATAAATACTGCTAAATCTAGAGCAGATAAGTGTTTATCAGGCGAAGGGTTATCAGGGCAGCAGACAACGGGTACAGATTCTTTAAATTCCCAGTTAAGGGCTTCCAATGATTCACTATTAGGGGGAGAAAAACAGATTTATACATTAAGTAATGGAAGTCAAGTTACAATAGATATAATTACACTTGTAGATCCTAGCTTTCCTGTTTCTCGTAGGGTTGCGGAGGCAAAGAATTTAAATGAGGTAATACTTCTTAGGGGGGAACCAAGTTACAGTCCTGATGCTAATATATTAATTGAAGAAGTAATATTTAGATTAGAAACTCAATATGTAGGTGTTCCTAATATAGTTTCTGAGTCACCTGAAGATGATATCTTAATTTCAAATAATTTAGGTGGAATTGTAAGAATAGGTGGTTTATCATTACAAGGGGCAACTACGCCTCAAGACACAAGTAGTGCAACGGGTATCCAAGGCGATATAGGCGAAACAGGCCCCACCGGTCCTACTGGCCCTCAAGGTAATACAGGCCCAACGGGTCCAACAGGCCCGACAGGGGCAAAAGGAGATACAGGTTTAACAGGCCCTACAGGCCCGCTAGGCCCAACTGGTCCTCAAGGATCTCAAGGCATACAAGGAGCTACTGGACCTACAGGCCCAACAGGGGCAAAAGGAGATACAGGAGACACAGGCTTAACTGGCCCTACAGGCCCAACAGGGGCAAAAGGAGATACAGGTTTAACAGGCCCTACTGGACTTACAGGACCAACAGGATTAACAGGAGCGAAGGGAGATAAAGGAGATACAGGATCAACTGGACTAACAGGACCTGCTGGTCCAACTGGTCCTCCAGGTCCAACGGGACCTCAAGGTCTAAAAGGAGATACAGGATTAACTGGTCCAACAGGCCCAACAGGCTTAACGGGACCTCAAGGTGCAACTGGACCACTAGGACCTACTGGCCCGACAGGTTTAACTGGGCCTACTGGCCCTACGGGAGCAAAAGGGGATAAAGGGGACACAGGATTAACTGGTGCAACAGGGCCGACAGGGCCTCAAGGTGCTCAAGGGATACAAGGAGCTACTGGACCTACCGGTGCAACTGGCCCAACAGGCCCACTAGGTCCAACTGGCCCAACAGGCCCACTAGGTCCAACTGGTCCAACAGGAGCACCAGGTCCGGCAGGAGGCCAAGGAGCTCAAGGTAACACTGGCCCGACAGGTCCAACAGGCCTTACCGGTCCAACAGGCCCAGTCGGTGCAACAGGTCAAAGTGGTTTTGCGGGTGCAACTTGGCAAGACCTTACATCAGTAAGATCTAAATCTGTTACTTACACAAACACGACTGGTGAGTTAATACAAGTTATTATTAGTATAACAAACACAAGTTCTCTCGCATTTATTCAATTCGGAGGTGTAGGTGTTAGTGCGGGTAATACTGGAACAACTGGGGGTTTTGAAAACGTCTCTTTTATTGTACCAAGTGGGATCAGTTATTCTGTTGTAGGTACACCTACTGTTAACAGATGGCTTGAATTAAGGGGAGTACCTGAAGGAGTAGCATAAATTTAGTCAACACTACTATCTACAAAATAACTATATTATGAAATACTTTAAAAATAGTAAAGATGAATTATGGGCATTCGAAAATGAATGCTTCGACCAAAACGGAAATTGTATTAATCATATAGCTTCCCAAATTATAAATTCAGAATCTTTAGTAGAAATAACTTACGATGAATTTAATGCTATTATCACTATTAAGAACTCAAACAATGTAGAAGAATAGTAAATACTAAAAAACTATAAGCAAAATAAAATTTTTTTAAGTGTTTATTTATAATTTCTTGGAATTAGCAAAATAACTTCGTATATTAAGTATTGATTTTCTAAAATCATAACATATGAATAAATTCTTAGTTTTTCCTACTGATTCCAAAACTATCCAAACTAATTATTACTGGTTTGAAAATGCGTTTCTAAACGAAGAGTACGATTATATAAATAATTTACAAGGACTGTACCCTTTCGAGAAAGCTAAAGTTGTAGATGATACCATTAATGAGGATCATAAAGCTAGAAAATCTCAAATTAAATGGTTACACCATGATGAAAAAAGTGATTGGCTTTACAGTAGACTAGAGGATATGGTTATGGAAGCAAATCAAGTATGGAATTTTGATTTGTATTCTATTAGAGACTCTATACAATATACTGAATATTATGAAGGAGGGGGTCATTATGATTGGCACATGGATATAGGACCCTTTCCTATAAACAATCGAAAAATAAGCATTACAATTCAGTTATCAGATCCTGATGATTATATTGGGGGGGATCTTGAAATTTGGACTGGGAATGGTCTTCAAACTTGTGCAAGACAAAAAGGGTCAGCATTACTATTTCCTAGCTATATGCTACATAGAGTAACTCCTGTTACTTCAGGTACTAGAAAAAGTCTAGTTCTATGGGTAGGAGGAAGTCCATATAAGTAAGTAAAATAATAAAAAATACACTAGTTGCAACGACTAAATTATACAATGAATAATCAATTTGTTAAAAATTTACATATTTAATATTTATAATAATGAAACCAGAATCACTTAACGCTTTTAGAAAAATTATTAGAGAGGAAGTACAAAAAGCTATTCAAGAGGAAGTTCGTGATATCATCCTTGACGCTGTTATAATAGCAAGTACTCCAAAAAGTACATCAGCACCTGTACAAGCAAATGAAAATTTTAGAGCATCAACAATTCTCAGTCCAAACGGAACAGGTACAGGTACAACTGTTAACTCACTACTTACAACTGGCACATCTACGGATACAGTTAAAACAGATATAAGAGCTAAGTTTCAAGCTATGAATCCAATTGAGCAGATGTTAGAAGAAACTAAATTGAATTTTACTTCTGCTGATGCTAAAAATTTCTCGGGTAATATTCAAAATAGAGCTGGGGCAATGGCTCATGAATTAGGAATGATGAATGATGGACCTCATCCCGGATTAGATTTATCATCTCTTCCTTTTCTTAATAAAGCAAAGAGCATTTTAGATGTGAGTAAACAAAAAGATAGAGAACGACACGGTGGCAATTGAATCTAGAAAAATAAGTCCTATAGACCTCCAACCTAGAAGAGCGGTTGGCTTTAACCTACCTTTTAGTTCTAAGAGTGTATTTACGGTTAACTATGAGACTAAGGATTCGATTAAGTATAATTTAATTAACTTCTTACTCACTGGGATAGGAGAACGTCCTCTTAATCCACAATTTGGTACAGATATAAGAAGTAAATTATATGACCAGATGAGTTCAGATACAATATTTGATATTGAGTCAAGTATTAAAACAGGAATAGGGTTATATTTTCAAAGAGTAGATGTAGTTCAGTTAACTGTAACTCCAATACCTGATGAAAACAGGATACAAATATATTTTAAGTACCGAATACAAGATACTCCACTTCAAGATGAACTTGTAATAAACATTTAAGAGTTCTATGAACCACACTAAAGACATAAAATATTTAAACAAAGATTTCTTAGATTTCAAATCTGGGCTGGTTGAGTTTGCAAAAAACTATTTTCCAGACTCTTATAATGATTTTTCTGAGACCTCTCCTGGAATGATGTTGATAGAATTAGCATCGTATGTAGGTGATGTTATGTCTTTCTACCAAGATGTTCAATTACAAGAAACATTCCTTCCCTATTCTAAGAACGAATCTACTCTGTATGATTTATCGTATTTAACGGGGTATAGACCTAAAGTAACTTCTGTATCAGAAACTGAGGTTGAAATAAGACAAACAGTTGATGCGGTTGCAAGTGGATCTACTTATATTCCCAATTGGAATCAAGCCGCATCCATTTCAGAAAATGCTCAATTGGTTGCAAATACTGATAAGGAATTATCATTTATAACAACTAGGGCTGTAAATTTTAGATTATCTAGCTCTTTCGACCCTACCCAAGTTCTATTATCAGAAGTTGATGGCGGTGGAATACCAATTAGTTTTGTGATAATTAAAAAAGTACCAGTTTATTCCGGAGAAATTTTAACACAGACATTTACAGTTGGTACTGTGGAGAAGTTTTTAACGCTAGAG